ACGTGCAAAAATGACTATTTTAAACACTTTTTCGCATTGTTTCCTCCCACAAGGGTGTACAGTCGTTATCGCACTTGCAGAAAGTCACGTTTCATGCCATACTTGGCCAGAAAATGGGTGTTTAGCAGTGGATGTATACACGTGTGGTGAGGGAAATCCCCGTTTGATTGCTCTCGAAATACTAAAATACCTCAATTCAGACTCTTATTTTTTGCGTGAAGTTGAACGTTAAATAGAAATAAGGAGATAGCAACCTCCTTTATAAAAGTTCTGTTTTATTTTTTAAAACAGGAGCTAAAATGTCTAATTTACCAGTAGATAGAGACAGTAATTACATGAGAGAAATGTGGGGTACAAGTCATTTAATCACTGATTATGGCAAAACACCTCAAAAAAGAGTCATTCAAGAGGTTATGCACGACTTGGCACCAAAACATGATCTCAAAAAACAAGTCGAGTTGCATGAAAAAATCAGAAATGATGAAGATTATGATGATTGGTCCTATGGAACGGAACCAATCTATGGTTCTCCTTGGAAATGAGCATAAATAAGTAAAGAAATTTTATTTCCGATGGCAATCACTAGGATATCTAGATCTTTTAAAGATATTAGTTTATCTTTTGATCCACATCCTGTGACGAAGGATCTGCCAATTCTTAAGAATCAGAATGCAATTATTCGTTCAATTCGTAATTTAGTTGAGACAATCCCAAATGAGAGATTTTTTAATCCGTCTTTGGGATCGAACGTTCGATCAAGTCTCTTTGAATTTGTAGATTTTGGTACAGCATCAATCATAAGAGATCAAATTGTAAATGTAATCTCAAACTATGAACCTAGAGTAACTGATGTTGAAGTTCAAGTAGATCCAAGACCAGATACAAATGAATTTGAAGTTACTGTTATTTTTATCATTATCGGACAAGAAGTTCCAACACAACAGTTTTCCTTTATATTAGAGGCAACAAGATAAAATGCCTTTTACCAAATTTACTAATTTAGATTTTGATCAGATAAAGACCTCAATCAAAGATTATCTGCGAGCCAACTCAACATTTACTGATTTTGACTTTGAGGGGTCTAATTTTTCTGTCTTAATCGATACATTAGCATATAACACTTATATCACGGCATTTAACTCAAACCTAGTTGTAAATGAATCTTTTCTAGATTCTGCAACAGTAAGAGAAAACGTTGTCTCTTTGGCAAGGAATATTGGGTATGTTCCTCGCTCCAGAACCGCCTCAGGCGCTGTAGTTTCCTTTACGGCACAACCAACCAGTTCGACAGCAACTCTTACCTTACAGGCGGGTCTAGTATGCACTGGGAGCGCAAGTGGGTCATCATACGTCTTTTCCATTCCAGATAATGTAACTGCATCAGTAAAAAATGGTATTGCATCTTTTGATAGTTTAACAGTTAAACAGGGAACTTTTTTAAAGAAACAATTTACCGTTGATGGTTCTCTGGATCAAAGATTTATATTAGACAACTCATACATAGACACTTCAACGATTCGTGTTTATGTAAAAGGAACAAGCGATTCTGGACTTGGAAGAGAGTATAGTCTCGTTGATAATATTTTTGAAATTAATTCAAATTCTGAGATCTACTTAATTCAAGAAATCAAAGATGAAAAGTATGAACTTCTTTTTGGAGATGGTAGATTTGGTAAAAAATTAGAAAATAATTCAGTTATTACTATAACATATATTATTACTGACGGTAAATCTGGAAATGGGGCAAGTTCTTTTAATTTTGCAGGAACATTCAAAAATGAAAGCGATGTAGTTGAATCTGTTAGCAATACTGTTACGATTAAAACTGTTCAAAAGTCTCAGAATGGATCTGACATTGAGAGTATCGATTCAATCAAAGCTTTTGCACCAAGACTTTATAGTTCTCAGTATAGAGCAGTTACTGCAAGAGACTATGAAACTATTATTAAATCAAAAGTATATGCAGATACTGAATCCGTATCAGTAGTTGGTGGAGAGGATCTTACACCACCTCAATATGGAAAGGTTTTTATTAGCATTAAACCTAAAAATGGCACATATGTTTCAGATTTTAATAAGCAGCAAATAAAAAATAAACTTAAGCAATATACGGTTTCGGGAATAAATCCAGAAATTATTGATTTAAAAATATTGTATGTGGAAATAGATTCTTCAATCTATTACAACTATTCTCAAGTATCTAATGTAGAAGATTTGAAAACCAATGTTATTAAATCTCTTAATTTATATTCGCAGTCCCCAAGTTTAAATGCTTTTGGTGGGAGATTTAAATACAGTAAAGTTCTTCAAGTAATTGATAATACTGATGTGGCAATTACTTCAAATATTACTAAAGTTAGAATTAGAAGAGATCTCAAGGCTCAGATTAATTCTCTAACTCAATATGAAATTTGTTATGGAAATAAATTTCATATCAATTCAAGTGGAAAAAATATTAAATCTACTGGATTTAAAATTTCTGGTTCTTCAGATACTGTTTATTTTACTGACACTCCACATACAAATTCAGATGGATCCTTCACAGGAACAGGAACGATTGCCATTGTGAAAGAAACTCCAGTTTTAGTGGGTGTAGGCACAACAGTATCGTTAAAGACACAAGTTGTTGTAAAAGATGCGGGAACAGTAAATTATACTACTGGAGAAATAAGATTGAGCTCTTTAAACATTACATCAACAGTTTTAGATCAAGATATTATTGAAATTCAAGCGTTTCCAGAATCAAACGATATTGTTGGATTGAAAGATTTATATTTGTCATTTAACGTATCAAAAAGCAAAATAAATATGATTAAAGATGTCATCGCTTCTGGTGATGATGTGTCTGGAGTTGTCTTCTCAACTAATGATTACTACAGGTCAAGCTATTCGAACGGGGCATTAACGAGGTCGTAATATGATACAAACGGGATTTGAATCCAGAGTAAAAGTACAACAAATAATTGACAGTCAGCTTCCTGAATTTATTTTAGACGAAAATCCAAAAGCGTCTGAATTTTTAAAGCAGTATTATATTTCTCAAGAATATCAAGGTGGTCCTGTTGACATTGCGGAAAACCTTGACCAATACTTAAAACTTGATAACTTAACTCCAGAAGTGGTGGTAGGATTTACATCGCTTTCTTCTGGGATTTCATCAACGACAACCACAATCGAAGTATCCACAACAAAAGGATTTCCTCAAAGTTATGGTTTATTAAAAATTGATGATGAAATTATTACATATACAGGGTTAACCACAAATACTTTTACTGGTTGTATTCGTGGTTTTTCTGGTATCACCAATTATCATAGAGATTTAAATTCCGAAGAATTAGTTTTTTCCACCTCCAAAAAACAGTCTCATGTTGGATTATCTACTGTACAAAATTTAAGTGCATTATTCTTACAAGAGTTCTATAAAAAAATAAAGTATACTCTAACTCCAGAGTTAGAAAATAAAAATTTTGTTTCAGATTTAAATGTTGGAAATTTCATAAAAGAAGCAAGAACTCTTTATGAATCCAAAGGAACAGAGGAATCTTTTAGAATTCTTTTTAATGTTTTATTTGGAGAAACTCCAAAGATAATTGATTTAGAAAATTTTCTTGCTAAACCATCATCTGCAACATATGTAAGAAGATCTGTAGTCGTTGCTGAAGCAATTTCTGGAGATCCTCTTAAATTATCGGGGCAAACAATTTTTAAAACCACAGATTCAAATACTACTGGATCTGTATCTGAAGTAGAAATAATTTCTAGAAAAGGAAAAACCTATTATAAACTTTTACTCTTTATTGGATATGATGATTCATTCCCAACAATTACTGGTGCATTTAATATTACAGGGAATACAAAAAATTTAAATTATGTAAGCGCGGGCAGTTCCATTATTACAGTAGATTCTACAGTTGGATTTCCAAAATCTGGAAAAATTTATTCTGGAACAAATGTAATCTCGTATACTGATAAAAGCGTTAATCAATTTTTTGGTTGCTCTGGAGTAACTTCTGGAATTTCTACAGCATCTTCTTTATATTCTGAAGAGACATATTATGGATATGAAGATGGAGATCTATCTAAAAAAGTTGTTTTAAGAATCACAGGAGTTTTATCAGGATATGAATCATTTACAAATGATTCTTTTATTCAAGTAGGAGAAAAAATATCTGTTAGAAACATTGGTGAAATTATAAAAAATCCAGCGTCTAATCCATCATATAAAGAAATTTTTGCAAACAGTTGGATCTATAATACAAGTTCAAGATATCAGGTAGATACTTTTACATCTTCATCAGTCACACTAAAAACTGCTGCAGATAATTCCAGTTTAAAGGTTAATGATTATGTTGATATTCTTTCTGAAGGAACTGAAACTGTTTTAGGTGAAAATTTACAAGTTCAATCAATCACCAATAGTAATAAAACAATTACATTTTTTCAAAGTTTTAGTCTTCCCTCTGATGGAAACTATGAAATTAGAAGAAAAATTAAAAATGCAACTAGTTCTTCTGTCTCTTTAAAGTACGATCCTGTTACATCAGATGTTCAGAACGTTTATAATGAAAATGATGAGTATATGTATGTTGCGTCAAATTCATTACCTTCATATACAATATCTAAATCTCTTTTTTCATATGATGCCGCTGGTGTTGATGACCAAAATGCAACTACAGGACTATATTCAAAAATTGTATT